CAGAGGCGGCGGACAAGGCGCTACGGACTTCGCTTCAATCGTCGCTCAACGTCGAGGTTTCGATGGTGCGTGAGGGGAGATACCCGGAGGGAAAGCCCGCCTATTTCGTCACGACGGGCTGCGATCTCGCGGTGAAGGACCCGGCAAACATCCCGGCCGCCATCGCCAAGATCGAAACGGCCATGGCGCCGCCGACGAAGGGCCAGTGCGAGGACTGGCTGGTCATGCTGCAGACGGCGCTGGCCGGCGGAAAGCGGTCGACGGTCTCGGCGACGATGGCCCTGGAGCTCTACGCCGGCGCACTGTCGCGGTTTCCCGCCGACTGCGCCAAGGCCGCCTGCATGGAACTCGCCACGCGCCCAAGGACGACGACCGCATGGTTCCCGTCGCTACCCGAGCTGATCGCGGAATGTGAGCGGCATGCCGGGCCACGTCAGGCCCTTCTGTCCAGCCTCAAGGCCTGGCGCGAGCCGACGGAGTCCGAGCGCCTGCATGCAGAAGCCGATGGCTGGGCATACGCCGCCGCCCGCGCTGATGACGATGCGTTCACGGCGAAGCGGAGCGATCCAGACCTATCGAGCGAAGCGGCTGAGTTCGCCGCGCACGCCAAGGCGGAGGCAAAGCGCCTGCGCATCGCTGGACACCAAGCAAAAGACCGCGCGGCCGGAAAGCCCGCCACGCCCCAAGGAGCCGCAGCCGCATGAGCGATGAATTCACCATGGTCACAGTTCGCGCCGACGTGCTTCGGCCGGCAATCGGGATGGTCAGGGCGCACGGCAGGGCGAGGCTCAATCGCGAGACCTTCGACCTGACCATGGCAACGATCTTCCCGTTGCTGGGCTGGTTTGGGCGAAAGGATCGGCTTCAAGCCAAGGTCCTATCCAGCCAGACGACCATCGCCTTCCTGACGCAAATCCTGGACCGGATCGATGAGATCCTCTCCGAGGAGGCCGCAGCATGAAAGCCGCCCAACGCATCGCCGTAATCCAGGCTCCCAACGCCCTGCAGTCGAAAGGCCAAACCGCATGACCCAAGAGACCTGCAAAGCCTGCGCCTGGTCGAAATTCCACGGCGTGCCGACGCTCGACTGTCGGCGCCGTAGCCCAATGATCGACGACCCAAAGGAAATCCAGACCGGCCGCAGTCGCGCCGTCTGGCCCCAAGTTTCCGACCGCGATTGGTGCGGCGATTTCTCGCCGAGGCCAGCCGAATGAACGCCGCATCCAAGGACATGGAGATCGCCCGCATGACCGCCACCACCAAGACCGCAGCCGCCATGAAGCCGAAGCTGGTGAGCGATCAAGACCAGCTTGGCCGGCTGACCCGCGACGAGGAGCGCGACCTCGACAAGGCCGTGATGGAGTTGACCAAGGCCAAGACCAAGGGCGCCCGCGACATCGCCAGGGACAAGATCGCCCGGATCGCGGCGAAGCCCAAGCAGCGCCTCACGGTCGCCGAGCGCAAGACGGCGCTGGAGGAGATCACAAGGCTCGCCGAGGCGCGGGGCGAGGAGGTGGACTCCAACCCGGAACATGGTGGCCTAATGATCAAGACGCGCGACGGCCTGCATCGAATGTGGAAGCTGGGCCACCTGACCCGCGAGCAGTACGAGACCGGCCTGATCTATCGCAAGGGCCACGAGGCGCGCGGGGCTGACCTGCAGGCGTCACAGATCGGCGACACCGGCGGCGCGGGGCACAATCACGAAGCCTTCGTCGCCAAGCGCTTCGAGCGGGCCAAGCTGGGCCAGTTCGTCGGCGCCACCGATCGGGCCGTCGCTCTGGGGTGCATCAGCAACCCGGCGGCGCTCCAGATGCTTCGCCACGTCGCGGGGCAGGGCGGAAGCATCACCGATTTCGGCGGCGGCCGGGCGCTTGACCGCAACCGCAAGGGGCTGTCTCAGGCCCTGGAGATCGCGCAAAGGGTCTGGCGCGGCATTGTGGCGCAAGATCGGGTGTCTGGAGACGGATAGGGCCACCACCCCTTGACGCGGAAGCCGAATAATGGTTCCGCTAAGTCCATTGAGAGTTGCGCCACGCGCGCGCCCAACGATTTCAGCCCCGCCGGTTCACGCCGTGCGGGGGTTGTCGTTCAGGATGGCGTCGATAGCTTCGGTCATTCGGAATCTCCGGTCTCAATCGCGCGAACAAAATCAAGCGCGTCCTGAAAGCCTGGGCGCGACGCCACAAGCCTACCAAGCTCTTCGTCGGTCAGTTGATCGGCAAAGGCGCGGAACTGGCGCTCTGCTACGGCCAAGAGCTCGGCGCGGGTTAAGGCTTCGGTCATGGCTTCACCATCTCTTTCGCAACATCCAGGCCGCACTTGTCGGCCAGGCGCAGGAAAATCCGAGCGACCGGCGGCATCTCATCGGCATTCACCCAGGCGGTCACAGTCTGAGGCGAGACGCTCAAGATCGCGGCGAACTTGCGCTGAGAGAGCTTCAGGCCCGCCAAGGCCATTCGAAATTCACGTGCGTTCATAGCGCCAATATACGCGAAACCAACTCACCGTTCAATTAGTTTGAACGGTTTCCGCCTTCGTGCCGCCGTCACATCCTACAGCAGGTCCCTGAACCAGGGCGGGCCGGGCACGAAACTCACCAGGAGGGCAGATGACCACGAACACCATCACCCTCGACGCCAAGACCGCGATGGCCGGCGTAACCCTGAAGATCCGCGTGCCCAAGACGCTGCGCTTCCGGCTGGCCCTGGCCGTCCTCCTCGCGCGCCTCACCGCCTTCGTTGGCGGGATGGAGTTCGAGGCTATGGGCGAGGAAGCCCCTAAGGCCGCCAAGCCGTGACCACCATCCTTTCCGCCCTCGGCTACACCATTGCCTGCATCGCTATCGCCATCTTCGCCGCAGGCATGATCGCAGGCTGCGCCGCGACCGTTATGGCGCACCGGCACCTGAAGGGGCGATAGATGTCAGCCCCCCTTGGCAATGAGTTCTGGAAGGCGCGGTCAACCCATGGGCGCCGCCCCATATTCCCCGACGCTGATGCCCTCTGGGCCGCCGCGACTGAATACTTCGAGTGGGTGGAAGCCAATCCCCTGAAGGAGTCGCAGGCCTTTGCCTATCAGGGCAAGGTCACGGTTTCCGAGCTGCCGAAGATGCGAGCGATGACCGTTGCGGGCTTGTGTCTGTTCCTGGACATCAGCCAGCAGGCGTTCGGCGAGTATCGTGAGCGAGAAGGCTTTGGTGAAGTCACATCGCGTATCGACGCCGTGATCCGCACGCAGAAGTTCGAGGGCGCGTCTGCAGGCCTGCTCAATCCCAACATCATCGCTCGTGATTTAGGCCTGGCTGACAAGTCCGAAAGCGTGATCATAACGCGGGAGCTTCCGGCTTCGGTCGATGATTTCGTTTGAGCCTCACGCCGACGCAAAAGGCGTTCGCCACTAGCCGCGAGCCCTTCCCCTGTTTCTGCGGCGGTTTCGGATCAGGCAAGACTGCGGCGGCGATTGCGCGGGCCATGGCGCTCAAGTCGCACTTCCGCCAATGCGATATCGCCTACTATTTGCCGACCTATCCCCTGGTCGAGGACATCGCGTTTCGGCGGTTTCCCGAGCTCTGCGAGCGCAAGGGCTGGGCCTTCAAGCTCAACAAGCAGTCGGCCTATATCGAGTTTCCCGGCGCCGGCCGGATTGTCTTCCGCACGATGGAGCAGCCGCAGCGCATCGTCGGCTATGAGGTCGCTCACTCGATCGTCGACGAGCTGGACACGCTGGCGACCGAGAAGGCGCGCGAGGTCTGGAACAAGATCATCGCCCGCAACCGGCAAAAGTGCGGCATGGGCAACACGGTCGCGGTGGCGACCACGCCTGAAGGGTTCCGCTTCGTCTATGACCGCTGGGTCAAGAACGCGGCGCCGGGCTATGTGCTGTTCCGCGCCAAGACGATGGACAATGCCGAGAACCTGCCGCCGGGCTACATCGACAACCTGCGAGCCTCCTATCCGTCAAACCTCCTGTCGGCCTATCTCGACGGCGAGTTCGTCAACCTCACGGCCGGCAGCGTCTATGCCGAGTTCGACCGGGCGCTGAACGCCAGCAGCCAGACGATCCAGGCGGGCGAGGTTCTGCATGTCGGGATGGACTTCAACGTCGGCCAGATGGCGGCGGTCGTCTTCGTGCTGCGGGATGGCGAGCCTCACGCGGTCGAGGAACTGGCCGGGCTTCTGGATACGCCGGCCACGATCTCGGCCCTCAAGGCGAGGTTCTCCGGCCATCGGATTTTCGTCTATCCCGACGCCAGCGGCCAGGCGCGCAAGAGCAACAACGCCAGCCAGTCCGACCTGACCTTGCTGCGGTCGGCCGGGTTCACGGTTCTGGTCGATCCGACCAACCCCGCCGTCAAGGACCGGGTTCTGTCGGTGAACCAGATGATCCACGCGGCAGGCGCTCGCCGCCTGAAGGTCAACATCGACAAGTGCCCCGGCTTCGTCGAGGGCCTCGAAAAGCAAGCCTACGCCAAGAACGGCGAGCCCGACAAAACAGCGGGTCTCGACCACCTCCTCGACGCCGGCGGCTACTTCATCGCCCACAAGTTCCCCGTGGTGAAGCGCGTCGCCCGCGTCACGTCCTTCAAGTTCTAGGAGATCCCATGGCAGCGGAGGTGAATGCTCGTTCAGCCGCCGTCACGGCGATGCAGCCGACCTGGGATGTGATCGACGCCCTTCTCGGCGGCACGCCTGCGATGCGGGCCAAGGGCGAGACGTTCCTGCCCAAGCAGCCGCGCGAGGAAGACGAGGACTACAAATACCGAGTCAAGGTCTCGACCCTGTTCCCGGCCTATCGCCGCACCGTGTCGGTCATGGCCGGCAAGCCCTTCTCCAAAGAGCTGACCCTCAGCGCCGAAACGCCCGTCGAGATTGCGGGCAAGGAAGCCAAGGACGGCCAAGCCGAAGTTGATGGCTGGGCCGACGACATCGACCGCGAGGGCGTGAACCTTCACACCTTCGCCGCTGAGATGTTCGCCGAGTCCTTCTACGGCCTCTGCGGGATCATCGTCGACACCCCGCGCCCGATCATGACCGCTGGCCGCGTTCCGACCAAGGCAGAGCAGGCGCAAGCCGGGGTTCGCCCCTACTTCGTCCGCGTCAAGCACGGCCAGATCCTGGGCTGGAAGGTCGACGACTCCACCGGCTCGCGCCGCTTGGTGCAACTCCGCATCGCTGAGACCAAGACGGTCAACGACGGCCGGTTTGGCGAGAAGCTCGTCGAGCGCGTCCGCGTGCTGGAGCCTGGCATCTGGGAAGTCTGGGAAAAGCAGGCGACCAAGGACGAAAACGGCAAGGACGTCTGGATCTCGGTAGAGAACGGCACGACCACGCTCAACTATATCCCGTTCGTGCCCGTCTACGGTCACCGCCTTGGCTTCATGGCTGGCGCGGCGCCGCTCGCGGATCTGGCCTATCTCAACGTCAAGCACTGGCAGAGCCAGAGCGATCAGGACGAGAGCACCCGCTACAGCCGCAAGCGCCTGCTGGTCGCCATCGGCGTGACGGACGACAACCCCATCACCGCATCGTCGTCCTACGCCCTGTCTTTGCCTCCTGGTGCTGACATGAAGGTCGTTCAAGGCTCGGCCGAAGCCGTCACTGTCGGCCGGGCAGAGCTCGCCGCCCTCGAAGACCAGATGATCCAGGCCGGCGCCGAACTGCTGGTCAAGAAGCCGGGCGCGCGCACCGCGACCGAAAGCGCTGGCGATCAGGAAGGCAACCTCTGCGACCTGCAGCGCATGGTCGAGGGCTTCGAGGACAGCATCGACTCCGCGCTCTGGATGATGGCTGACAGCGCCAAGCTTCCGACCGGCGGTAGCGTGAACCTGTTCAAGGACTTCGGCGCCAACAACCTCTCGGACGCCTCGGCGCAGATGATCGTCGGCATGTGGGAAGCTGGCCTGCTTTCGCGCGAGACGGCCATCAACGAACTGAAGCGCCGGGGCCTGCTTTCGCCGGAAATCACGGCGCAGATGGAACTGGACATGATCTCCGACGAGCCGCCAGCCTTGGGTGTGATGCGCGACCCCGTCATCCCGGCCGCTGATCCGCAGGACGATCCGGCCTAGCCGTGCCGACCGTCAACGAGCGCCTTCTCAACCAGGCGGTAAACCACGCCATCGACCTGCAGAGGTACTCGAACGGCGTCGTGCGCCGGATGATCTCGATCCTGAACCGGCTGGACGCCGATCTCGTCGCCCGCATCGCTGATGCCCTGCTGCAGATCCCCGAGGGCAGCTTCACGCTCGACCGGCTGGAAAGCCTGCTGGGTTCGGTTCGCGAGCTCAACGCCGCCGCTTATCGCGAGGTCTATGACGCCCTGTCGTCTGAGATGCGTGATCTGGCCGGCTATGAGGCGGATTTCCAGAGCCGCAGCCTGCCGGCGGCCATCCCGGCCGATGTTCGCGCCCAGGTCCGGTTCGCAGCGGTCACGGTCGAGCAAGTCTATGCCGCCGCCATGTCGCGCCCGTTCCAGGGTGGCCTGCTGAAGGATTGGGCCAAGTCGACCGAGCTTTCCCGCATGGCAGCGGTTCGCAACGCCATCCGCCAAGGCTTCGTCGAGGGCAAGACGACCGACCAGATAGTGCGGACCATCCGGGGCACGCGCGCCAAGCAGTTTCGGGACGGCCTTCTCGAGCGCACCCGCCGCGACGTCGAGAACGTGGTCCGCACCGCTCTTTCGCACACCGCTTCAACCGCCCGCGATCAGGTCTATGAGGCCAACGCGGACATCATCAAGGCCGTGGGTTGGGTCTCGACCCTTGATGGCCGCACTTCACCCATGTGCCGGATCCGCGACGGGCTGCGCTACACCGCCGACGCCGAGCACAAGCCGATCGGTCACAAGGTTCCATGGCTACAAGGCCCAGGCCGGCTTCACTTCTGTTGCCGGTCGTGCTCGGCGCCCATCACCAAGAGCTTCCGCGAGCTCGGCTTGGACATCAACGAGGTCAGCCCGGCGTCGCGCGCCTCGATGGATGGCCAGGTTCCGGCCGAGACCACCTACGGCCAATGGCTCGCCAAGCAGAACGCCGCAAGGCAGGACGAAATCCTCGGGCCTGAACGCGGCGCGCTGATCCGCAAGGGTGGCGTGTCGATGGATCAGCTCTATTCGCCGCGCGGGGACTTCCTGACGCTCGACCAGCTTCACGCCCGGGATGCGGAGGCTTTCTCAAGGGCGGGGCTTTAGGGTATGGTCGCGTTCGTGACCAAACCGCCCCGCTTCCACGTCATCGACGGAACGCCAGAGCCGGAAAGCCCGGCCTCTGCGGTCAAGCGGCGCGTCAAGGCGATGCCCGGGCCCGCCGAAATGTTTCAATGCCCCCGCTGCGGCGGTCGGGAGTTCATCGAAACGATCACCGGAGCCATGAAGCGCGGCGGAAAGCGGGTAGGGGGCTCCAAGGCCCTGATCTGCGTGACCTGCCTGGCCGCAGGCGCCCGCGTCGCCATCCTCTAGCTATCGACCCCATCACCGGCCTCAAGCCGCTGACAGCCCGCCCCTCACAAGGCGGGTTTTTTCATGCCCGCTGCTCGGATGAGCGGGGCGCCCAGCGCGGATGCGCAACAGCCAGGGCGGAAGCCCAGAAAGCCACCCACCATGAAGCTCAAGCTGGATGATGCCGGCCACGTCGTCGTGACCGATGGCAAGCCGGTCTATGTCGACGACGCGGGCAAGGAGATCGCCTTCGACGTCCCCGCCGCGACCGCCTCGATCACCGCCCTGCGCGGCGAGGCCATGCGTCATCGCCAGGACAAGGAAGCCGCCGAGACCGCTCTGAAGGCGTTCGAGGGTATTGGCGACCCCGCAGCAGCCCGCAAGGCCCTAGAGACGGTCAAGAACCTCGACGAGAAGAAGCTGGTTGACGCCGGCGAACGCGACGCAGCCATCGCCGCCGCCGTGAAAGCCAAGGACGACGAATATCGCCCCATTCTGGAGGAGCGGGACAGCCTCAAGACGTCTCTGTTCTCCGAGAAGGTCGGCGGCGCGTTCGCCCGCTCCAAGTTCGTGACCGAAAACCTGGTCCTGCCGCCCGACATCGCCGAGACCTATTTCGGCAAGCACTTCAAGATCGAGGGCGACAAGACGATCGCCTACGACGCCAGCGGCAACCAGATCTATTCGAAGGCCAACCCCGGCCAGCCGGCGGGATTCGACGAAGCCATCGCAGCTCTGGTCGACCAGTATCCCCGCAAGGACAGCATCCTGAAGGGCAATGTCGGCGCAGGCAGCGGCGCGAGCCAGCCGGGCGTCGCTGCTACCGGGGCCAAAACCATCAGCCGCGCCGAGCTGTCCAAGCTCCCGCCGGCTGATCAGGCCGCCAAGGTCACCAAGGACGGCTTCACGGTCGTCGACTGATCCAAGTTTGCCGCGCCCCAGGATCGGGGGCGGCGCCCGGGCCGGATGGCTCAACTCCCCGGCGGGCCATCCGCCCCGACTGCCCCCCTGAAAACCCCCCTCTGCAAAGGAGCCCCACATGGGCGCGCTGACTCTGACCGGCCTTATCGGCCCCATCTACGAAGCCATGGACGTCGTCTCCCGCGAGAAGGTCGGCATGATCTCCGCTGTGTCGCAAGACTTCAGCGCCGAGCGTGCGGCCCTCAACCAGACCATCACCTCGCCGGTCGTCGGCGCGATGACGGCCGAAGACCTGACGCCCGCCAACGTCTCGGCCGACACGCCGAACCAGACCATCGGCAAGGTCGACATGACCATCTCCAAGTCGCGTTCGGTGCCCTTCGGCATCACCGGCGAAGAGACCAAGGGCCTGCAGACCGCCGGCACCCTGGCCACCATCAACCGCGACCGCATCGCCCAGGCCCTGCGGACCCTGACCAACGAGGTGGAGCTGGATCTCTATCAAGAGGTCTACAAGACCGCGTCGCGCGCCTACGGCACCGCCGGCACCACCCCCTTCGGTACCGCCGGTGACTTCAGCGACTTCGCCGGCGCCAACGAGGTTCTGGACGAGAACGGCGCCCCCGACACCGAGCGTCACATGGTCCTGGGCTCGGCGGCGATCCGCAACATTCGCGGCAAGCAGTCGATCCTGTTCAAGGCCAACGAGTCGGGCACCGAAGACCTGCTGCGTCGCGGCATTATCGGCCAGGTCGAGTCGTTCGACATCCACCAGTCGGCGGCGGCCAAGGGCACGGTCACCGCCGGCACCGGCGCCTCGGCGACCACCAACACGGCAGGCTACGCCATCGGCGCGACCGTGATCACGCTGGCCTCGGCCGGCACTGGCACGATCATCGCCGGTGATCTGGTCACGTTCGCTGGTGACACCCGCAAATACCTGGTGATCTCGGGTGATACCGACGTCTCCAACGGCGGCACGATCACGCTGGCCGAGCCGGGCCTCATGCAGGCCATCCCGGCCGCCGCGACCAACATCACCCTGTCGGCCACCGCCACGCGGAACGTCTTCCTGCACCGCTCGGCGATCCAACTGGCCACCCGCGCTCCGGCCATGCCGGAAGGCGGCGACAGCGCCGACGACGTGATGCTGATCACCGATCCGGTCTCCAAGATCACCTTCGAGTTCGCCCTGTACCGCCAAAAGCGCCAGGTCCGCTACGAGGTGAACTTGGCCTGGGGCAAGAAGCTGATCGCCCCGCGACACACCGGCCTGCTGCTCGGCTAATTCGCCAACGGGGAGGGGTTCACGCCTCTCCCCGCCCTTTTCTCCAACCGCGAGGCCCCATGACGACCATCCAAGTTAAGCCCTGGTCGGATGACCAAGGCGACTACGTCCTGATCAACGAGGAAGACTTCGACGCGGACAAGCATGAGTTGTTCGTCGAGAAGAAGGCCAAGGCGCCCAAGAAGGCGAAGGGCGACGCCGTCGACCCCCTCGACATCCCCCACGACGACGCCGGCGGCCTGACCCTGCGCGAGCTGCGCGCCGACGTCGCCGGGCTGGGCCTCGACGTCGACACCGACATGAGCCCGGCGGACCTGCTGGCCCTGCGCGACCTGCACCGCGAGCAGCGCGCCCAGGACGGCGGCCAGTAACCCATGACCACCATCGCATACCGTGACGGCATCCTTGCGGCCGATACGCTCGGAACTCGGCACGGTATGCGCAACGGCCTATCTGTGAAAATCGCAGCCAGAGGCGGCCTGCTTGCCGGAGCCTCTGGCGCCAGCGATCGCTGCAAGGCCTTCCGCGACTGGTTCATCACTGGCTGTAAGGGTCATTGCCCGGCGATGGGTGATCCAGAGAAGGATTGGGGCGAAGGCTTCATCATCACCCATGATGACCGGATCCTAACCTTCGGGCCGACCACCTTCTGGCTGGACAGGCCATTCAACGGAATGTTCGCGGCCGGGAGCGGGCGAGAATTTGCTCTGGGCGCCATGGCCGCCGGCGCAGATGCGATCCGCGCGATTGAGATCGCCAGAACCTTCGACGTCAACACGGGCGGCGAGATCACCATCCTAAAGCGGGAGGCCTGACCCATGGCGCTGATCGTCGAAACGGGCGCCGGGCTTGCCGACGCTGAGAGCTACATCAGCGTCGCCGCCGCCACCGCGCACCACGCCGCGCGCGGGAACGCCGCATGGGCCGCTCTGGCCTCCGACACCATCCGCGAGCAGCTGCTCCGCAAGGCGACCGACTACATGGTGGCGACCTATCGCCTCCGCTGGTCTGGCCGCCGCGCCCTGACGACCCAGGCGCTGGACTGGCCGCGCTACAACGTCCCGATGACGGATGGCCCGAGCCTCGACACCGCGACCTCATACTATCCGTATGACGTGGTTCCGGCCGCCGTGGCGCGTGCATGCGCTGACCTGGCGCTGAAGGCCGCGACCGTCTCTGACCTGACCCCCGACCTTTCGCAGGCCGTGAAGTCCAAGCAGGTCGGCCCGGTGAAGATCGAGTATCAGGACTACAGCCAGGCGACGAAGACGTATCGCGCCATCGACAACGTCCTCTCGCCGTTCATGAGCGGGCAGGGGACCATCCGCCTGCTGCGCGCATGAGCGAGTTCTATGACGACATGGCGCTCACCGCCGCCGATCTGCTGACCGAGCTCGGCCAGGTCGTGACGCTGACGCATACCGTCTCCGGCGCCTATGACCCCGCCACGGGAACGACGGGCGCCGACACCACCACGACCCAGACCGTCACGGGCGTCGAAGAGTTCTATTCGGCCCGCTCGATCGACGGGACGCTGATCCTGGCCGGCGACAAGAAGTTCCACCTCTCGCCGCTGAACGCCGCCGGCGCAGCCATAACGCCGCCGGTCGCCGAGGACAAGATCACCTTCGCCGATGGCGCGGTCTGGACGATCAAGGCGGTCATGCCGGTCTCGCCGGCCGGGACGCCGGTCCTCTTCACCCTGCAGATCCGCAAGACCTGATGGGGCCCTTTGAACTTCAGCTTCGCGCCTTCGCCGAGAAGGCCGGTGACAATGCTGATCTGGTCACCCGCAAGGTCATCGTCGACGTCTACGCCGAGCTTATCCAGCGCTCACCCGTCCTGACCGGCCGCTTCCGTGCCAACTGGATCTATTCGGTAAACGCCAAGGCCTCGGGGACCATCCCCACAGCCGGAACCTCGCTTTCCCCAACGCCAGCGCCCGACGCGCCGGAAGTCGCCGCCGAGGCGTTCGGCAAGGTCCACTGGCTGACCAACAACCTACCCTATGCCCAGCGCCTGGAAGACGGCCACTCAAAGCAGGCGCCCACCGGCTTGGTCGGCCTGACCGTGATCCGCTGGAGTGAGATCGTGACCAAGGCCGTGCGCGAGGTGAATCCATGAGCGCCACGAAGGTTCGCGCGGCCCTTGAGACCGCCTTGGCCGCTATGTCGCCGGCCGTCTCGACCGCCTTCGAAAACAAGGTGTTCGATCCGGTCCCTGGAACCCCCTATCAGCGTGTCAACCTCCTCGCGGCCGAGCCGCTCAACGAGGAAATGACCGCCTCCTATACCGAGCGCGGCTTCATGCAGGTCACGCTGTGCTATCCGGCCGACAAGGGCCCGGGGCCTGCAACGGCCCGCGCCGAGCTGATCCGCGACACCTTCTGGCGCGGGGCCAGCTTCGTCGCTTCCGGCGTGACCACTCGCATCATCCGCACCCCTGAAATTCGCCCGGCCTTCAATGACGGTGACCGCTTCTGTGTCCCGGTCAGGATCCGCTTCGAGGCGAGCGTCCAAGTCTAGCGGCCAGCCCCGCCAGAGCCCCGGCAACCGGCCTCCGGTCGCCATCCCTCACATCATGAACCGGAGACCATGCCATGGCTGAAGCCCAGGGTATTGCCAAGACTCTTGCCTATAAGGCGCAATCGGCACTCGGGACCGCATCGAGCGGTTCGGGCGGCCAACTGCTGCGCCGCCGCACCGCCGTGTTCCAGCGCACCCGCGACACCTACGAAAACGACGAGATCGCCAGCCACCAGCAATCGACGGGCGCCACGGCCGGCATCAACCGCGTCACCGGCTCGATTTCGGCCCTGCTGTCGCCGCTGACCTATGCGGACATGTTCGCCAACCTGCTGCGTAAGGCCTTCGCGGCGACCACTTCCCTGACCGGCCTGTCGATCACCATTGCAGGTTCCGGCCCCACCTACACCGTGACCCGGGCGTCGGGCGACTTCCTGACCGGCGGCATCAAGGCCGGCGACGTGGTTCGCCTGACCGCCGGCACCTTCAACGCCGCCAACCTCAACAAGAACCTGCAGGTCATCTCGCTCACGGCCACGGTTCTGACCGTCCGCCCGCTGAACGGCGTTGCCCTGGTCGCCGAAGGCCCCATCGCTTCGGCGACCCTCGCCGTTCCCGGCAAGAAGTGCCTGGTTCCCACCAGCGGCCACACCAACGTCTATCTGACGTTCGAGGAGTGGTATTCCGACATCACGCGCTCGGAACTGTTCACCGACTGCAAGGTCTCGCAGGCCGCGATCAACATTCCCGCCACCGGCAACACCGAAGTCACTTTCGACATCGTCGGCCTGTCGCGCACCACCTCGGGATCGCAGGTTCTGACCACGCCGACCGCCGAGACCACCACCGACGTCGTGCAAGGCGTGAGCGGCGGCGTCATCGTCAACGGCGCCCTGACCGCCCTGACCAGCCTGCAGCTGACCATCAACGGCAGCGTGGCGCCCAGCGACGCCGAACTCGGCTCGAACTTCGCCTCCGACCTGCAGAAGGGCCGGATCATGGTCTCGGGGTCGTTCACGGCCAAGTTCACCAGCGCCACGCTGCAGGCCATCTACGAGAACCAGACGCCGGTCGGCCTGGTCGCCGTCATCGCCGACGATACGACCGCCGCGGCTGATTTCGTCTCGTTCAACATGTCGCGCGTCAAGATCTTCAGCGACACGCCAGACGACGGCGAGAAGTCGATCGTGCGCACCTACTCGTTCACCGCCGAGATCAACGGCGCCGGCGGCGCGTCCCTGGCCAATGACCAGACGATCATCGCGATCCAGGACTCGGCCGCCTAACCACCTCTCCCCCTCAACTTTATGCGCCGGTCGCTCCGGCGTACTTTTTAGGAGCCGTCACCATGGCCAAGATGCTTTCGCTTGACGATCTGGACGCCGTCGCCGCCGCCGACGAGGCGCATGAGTTCGAGTTCATCCTGCCTGATGGTGAGGGCTCGGGCCTGTTCCTGCAGGTCGTCGGCGCCAACTCGCAGCGCGTCAAGGCGGTCAGTTATGAGATCGGCAACGCCTACCGCCGCAAGGAGGCGACCAAGGCCGTCTCGCGCGCCACCGGCGAGAAGGTGACGACCATCGAGGAAGACGAACAGACCGTCTTCAAGCTGGCCGCCGCGCGGATCATTGGCTGGCGCGGCCTGAAGGACGAATACACCCCCGAGAACGCCCTGCGGCTGGTGTCGCGAAACCCCGAAATCGCCAACCAAGTCACGGAAGCCTCCAACGACCTGGCGCTTTTTACGAAGGTCTCGCCGAAGGCCTGATCGCCTTCGCGCGAGAGACGTTCGAGCTTGCCGTCCCGCAATCGGACGGTTGCCCGGCGCGCGACCATCTGCAGGTCCAGGCAAGGAGCGGAGACGTTGAGGCGCAGTGGCGGCTGGAAAACCCGCCACCATTGCCCCCGCTCGCCGCGCACGTCTGGACCCACTTCCTCGACCTTCGCAAGACCCGGCAGGCGACCGACTCCGGCTCGCAGCGCATCCCGCGTGTGGAAATCCACGCCTGGGAGCGCGACGAAGGCGTGAGGCTGGCCCCTTGGGAGCGCCGCGCCGTCATGGCGCTGGACGCTCTCGAACTTTCGATCCTGCACAAGCCCGCCAAGGGCTGATGACAATAGGAGGTCAGGCACATGGATGACATCGCCTCGCTTGGCCTTCGCATTGACGCCGCCCAGGCCGTTACCGCCACCGCCGCCCTCGACAAGATGGCTGCGGCCGGCGGCCGAGCCGAGGCTTCAGCCAACAAGCTTGCGACGGCTGAACAGCGCCTGGAGAAGTCGACGGGCGCCGCCGCAGACGCCGCGCTGGACGCCGTGCGCGCCGCCCAACTGCTGGCCGGCGAGCAAGAGGCTGTGATCGGGACCGCCAACCGCCTGAATGCGGCGCACGGCAAGGTGATCAACACCAGCAAGGTTCTGCAGCAGACCACCCTGAACCTGAGTCGCCAGGTCGCTGACATCGGAACACAGCTTGGCAGCGGCCAAAGCCCCCTCCTGATCCTCATTCAGCAGGGTCCCCAGATCGCGGACGCTTTTGCCTATGCCGCAACGCAAGGCCTTAGCTTCAAGGCTGCGCTGGCTGGAGTGCGCGCCCAGGCGCTGGGGCTGATCGCCACCTTCGGCCCGTGGATCGCGGGCGTCACCGCCGTTGGCGCCGGGATCTTCTATCTGTGGAACCAGCACGAAAAGGCCAAGAAGAAGGCCGAGGAGCTGACCAAGCAGATCGACGACATGACCAAGGCGCTCGAAAAGAGCGTGCCATCCTTGGTCGATCAGGCCAATTCATCGGAAGTCGCCGCCGAGGGCGCGCGCAACTTCGAGGCGTGGCTGGCCAAGAGCAACGCCTCGCTCGCCACCTATGCCGAGCGGCTCAAGACCGCGACCGTGAACCAATACATGCTCGCGGCGGCGACGGCCAAGGCGACGGCGGACGAGCTGCGGGAGGCCAACACCCGCAAGACCGCCCGGGCCGTCGTTTACACCGGCGGCGGCGGCGCCGAGGGCCTGCGCCGATATCAGGCCGAACTGGCCCAGGCCGAAGAGAACCTGCGCCTGGCCGACGCCCGCGCCAAGGCCGCGATGGATGCGCCCCTGAAGGCGTTCACCGACAATCACAGCAAGGCCGCCAAGGCAGTCAAGGAAACGACGCGCGAGATCGGCCTCTTCACCGACGTCGTCGTGGCCGAGAAGGAAATCTGGCCCGAGCGCGACGCGGCGATGCAGGCCGCCGAGAAGCAAACCAAAGCGCTGAAGGAGGCCCAGCAAGCCCTGAACGACAGCCTTTCCAAGGCTGACCGCCCGGCGACCGCCCTTGAAAACCTGATCACCGAGCTCGACCGGGTCATCGATCGCGCCGACCTCGCCCGCAACGCCGTCGACGACATTTACTACGGCATCCGCAACCGCGATTGGGCTGGGGCATTTGCCGGCCTGCTGCGGACTATTGAGCAGATCAAGGTCGCCTTCGACCGGGCCGCGTCGTCCAAAGACCGCATGTCGGCGGCGGCCGGCGTGGCGCAGGGCGTCGGCAACGCGATAGGCGGATCGACGGGCAGCGCGATTGCTGGTGCGGCAAGTGGAGCCCTGACCGGATTCACGGTTGCGGGCCCGGTGGGCGCGGTCGTCGGCGGCCTGATCGGCGGCATCTCCTCGCTCTTCGGGTCGTCCAAGGCCAAGAAGCAGGCGAAGGCCGAAGCCGAGGCCCAGCGCCTGGCGCAGGAGCAGGCCCGCCTGCTGGAGATCGCGAACCAGGCGCGCCAGATCGAAATCGAGAAAATCCGCCTGACCCAAGGCGAGCTCGCGGCCGAGTTGGCGCGTCGCGACGACGTGCTCAAGGCGATGGCAACCGAAAACCAGGCGGCGCAGAAAGAGCTTTGGAACCTGCAGGACGCCGCCGCCGCAAAGGCCGCCGCTGATGCGAAGGCGTCAGAGATCGCAACCCAGCGCAAGGATCTGGAAATCCAGCTGCTTGAGGCCATGGGCAAGACCGATGAGGTCGCCAAGCTGCGCCTCGCCGATGAACGCGCGCTGATCGATGAGAGTCTTCGCGGGCTGTTTGACCAAGTCCAGGCCGAGCGTGAGCTGACCGCTGCCCGTGACGCCGCCACCGAGGCCGCCCAGCGCGCCAAGGACGCTGCCGCGAGCTTGCTGGCTTCTCAGCAGGCCGACGCCGCCAATCTGGTCTCTGCGGCGCGCGCGAGCCTCAAGGCCGCGTATGAAGCGCAGGTCGCCGAGATCACCGCCGGCCGCGACCAGATGGCCGGCTACGCCCAGAGCTTCCGCGAGTTCCGCCTGGGCCTGTCGGGCGCGGCGGCGAGCGGGGCCAACTTCTACGCCATCGCGGCCAAGGCGAGGCTCGGCGACACCGACGCCATGGGACAGCTTGTCGGCGCGGCGCAGGCGGCCAACAGCTCGGCCATGTCGGGTGCGAGCACGCAGGTCGAGTTCCTCCGCGAGCAGGCCCGCATCCGAGCCGCCGTCCAAGCGGCCGAGGACACCGCGACTCGTCAGGTGTCGATCGCCGACCAGCAGCTTTCCGCCCTCACGGCCCAGGTCTCGGCCCTGGGTATCCTGAACGAGAGCACCCTGACCGTCGCGGCCGGCATTGCTGGCGTCATCTCGGCGATCAACATCCTGAACGGCACCTTCGGCGGCGCGCTTGCCAACCCGGGCCGGTCGTGGGGCGCCAATCCCGACGCCAACATGGCCCTCGCGCGCCAGACCGGCTTCAGCGGCGACTTCGGCGGCGGCGGGTTCCAAGCCTGGATCATGCAGCAGGACGAGGCGACCAAGGCCAAGGCCCGCGAGATTCTCGCCCAGCAGGGCCAGGCCTATCGTATTGCCTTCGCCACCGGCGGCTCATTCACTGTCGGCGGTGACGGCGGGACCGACACCACCCCGGTCAGCTTCATGGCGACCCGCAACGAGGTCGTGAACGTCTCCCGCGAGGACGTGATGGCGGCCCTTCTTGATGAGACCCGGGCCCTGCGCGCCGAAGTCGCCGCTCTGCGCCCGCACATGGCCACGACCGCCGCCAACACCGGCAAGACGGCCAGCGTGCTCAACGAAGTCACCCGGGGAGGCGATTCCATGCTGATCGAGGCCGTCGCATGAGGGTTGTACCGCCGCTCGAGATGACGAACGCGCGCCTGACCAGCACGACCGTCGCCGAACCCAGCCCGGGCGAGGCGACGTTCAACATCGCCACGGCCTACGCCGCCGGCGACAAGGTCATCGTGGGATCACCCACCTCGACTGTGACGATCTCGGTTGCGTCGCCTGGCGTCGTCACCTGGGCCAATCATGGCCTTTCGGATGGCACGCCCGTCGTCCTCACGACCTCCGGCGCCCTGCCCACCGGGTTGACGGCCGGCGTACGCTATTTCGTCGTCGGATCTGCCGCAGGAACCTTTCAGGTATCGGCCACCAAGGGCGGCGCCCCAATCGTCACCACTGGAACGCAGTCGGGAACCCACACCGCCACCGGCGAGGTCCATCGGACCTTCTTCAGCCTGGAGGCCGCCAACACCGGCAATCCGCCGCTGCGCTCGCCCGACAAATGGAAGGACATTGGGCCGACCAACGCCTGGGCGATGCTGGACTTGCTCCGGTCGACGGCGACCTATGGCGCATCACCTCTGACGGTCGTCATAACGCCCGGGATGCGCGTCGACTCCATCGGCCTTGACGGTGTCGTCGCTGACAGTGTCACGGTCGTGGTTTCGGTCGGCGGATCGCCCATCAAGACCATCACAAAGTCGCTGCGCACGCGCATTGTCAGGGGCTGGTACGACTACTTTTTCGCCCCATTCACGACCGCTAGCGAGTTCTCCGCAGTTGATCTTCCGCCATCAACGGGCGCGGTCATCACCGTAACGCTGACCCGGTCGCAGGGCGATGTAGCACTTGGCGGCCTGATCCTCGGGTCCTCGATCTTCTTGGGCACCGCGACGAACGACACGACTGACGACGCCGACAACTTCTCGCGCGTCGAGGAAGATCCAGATTTCGGCGATCGAGAACTGACCCCACGCGCGACCAAAAAGAAGCTGGCGGTCAAGATCATCTGCCCGGCCTGGAATATCGCAGCCGTCCGAGCATTTCGAAAAAACTACGCCGGAAGGCCGGTCCTCTGGATCGGCTTGGATGACGAAGACAACCCTTACTACGCGAGCGTTTTCAGCGTCGCATATTACACGGCCATGCCGATCACACCCCTGTCTGCCGACGACGCAGCCATCCAGCTCGAAGCCAAAGAGGTCTAGGACATGCCGATCACGACCGTGCCTCTGGTTGATACGCTTCCCGCAGAGCCAAGCATCAGCGATCCGACCAACTTTGAGGCCGAGGCTGACGGGTTTCTGGGTGGCATGCCGGATTTTCGCACCAGCCTTAACGGCTCAATCACTGCCTTCAACACCGCAACCGGCGAGTTCACCACGGCGGCGAATAATGCGGTGAGCGATCTCGACGCAGCCATCGCCGCCGCCCAGGCCGATTTCGACGCCCAGGCCGCGACGGCCGGCTTCACCGGAACCTCGACGTCCTCGGTGGCCATCGGCACGGGCTCCAAGTCGTTCACGATCCAGACCGGCCGCTCGTTCGTCGCCGGCGCCTTCATCACGGCCTATTTTGACGCCACGAACTACATGTGGGGCACAGTGACCAGCTACAACGCCGGGACCGGCGCGCTGGTGATGTCGTCGGCCGCCGCCGTTGGGTCGGGCACAAAGACGGCCTGGACGATCTCGCTGGCTGGGCCGCAGGGGCCTTTGGCCACGGTCGCGAGCGCCGCCAACTATTGGGGCAGCACGAACAATACCGAGTTCCTCTCGGCCAAGACCGTCGCCGACGCCCAGGCGCCCGTCGCGCTATCGGTGACCGGGACCGTGACGCTCGATATGTCGACGGGCCTGAACTGGCAGCTGACCCTCACGGGCAACATCACCCTCGCTGATCCGGCGAACAAGGTGAACGGCAAGTCAGGCGTGATCTGGTTTATCCAGGACGGCACGGGAAGCCGCACGCTGACCACCAACGCAGCGATCAAGCGGGTCGGCGGGCGGGCCCTGACGCTCTCGACCGCCGCGAGCACGGTCGATCGCTGCAGCTATGTCACGCGGGCCAGCGCCGTTGAGCTGACCGAACTTGAGCGCGGCATCGCCTGATGCGCGCCTCGGTTCTGATTGGGCGGGCAGGGCGCCGGCCGCTGCTGGCTGTTGGCGACAACGTCACGGCCATCTCCTCGGATGATGGCGGCCAAGCCTGGACCGCGCGGACGCTGGGCGGTACGGGCGACCAGAAGGCGGTCGCGACCAATGGATCGGCATGGGTTGTTGTCGCTGCTGGTGGGCAGATCCGCACCTCGCCCGATCGCGTCACATGGACCAGCCGCACCAGCGGCGTCGCCACCACGCTCAACGGTGTTTGCTGGACCGGATCGCAATTCGTCGCGGTCGGCGCGTCGGGGGCCATCCTGACGTCGCCCGATGGCGTCACCTGGACCTCGCGCACCAGCGGCGTCGCCACGGCGCTCAACGCCGTTGCGATGCTGGGATCCCTGGTCATCGCGGTCGGCAGTGGCGGGGTGATCCTGACCTCGCCCGATGGCGTGACGTGGACGTCCAGAACCAGCGGCGTGGCGACTGATCTATTCGGCATCGATGCATCTGGATCGGTCGCGGTCGCGGTAGGCGACACCGGCACGGCTCTGTCGTCTGCGAACGGCACGAGCTGGACGGTCAGGACGTCAGGAACTGGCAGCAAGCTCAATGCGGTCAAATGGTCGGGCTTCACCTTTCTCACGGTCGGCAATACCGGCGCGGCGATCACCTCGCCAGACGGCTCGACCTGGACCGTGCAGACCATAGGCGGGTCGCCGGCTCTACAGGCGGTCACATGGGATGGACAGGCGTTCATCGCAGTCGGATCGGCCGGCGCGGCGTACTCGACTCCGACCGGCGTCACCTGGGCCGCGCTGACCAGCGGCACGGCGCAAAACCTCTTTGGCATCGCGGCATAGGAGCGCCACCATGGCCCTTGCGAAAATCATCAATGGCGAGCCGGTTGAGCTGATCTCGGGCGTCGACGTCGAGACCGATGGCGGGGTCACCTCTTTCGCCTCGGTCTGCCTGTGGAGCGACGACGACCTGGCCGAGGCCGGGCTTTTCCGCGTGATCGAGCCGGAGCCGCCGGAGCCCGGCCAGGTCATCACAGCCACGGCCCTTGAACTGGACGGCGAGGCCGTGCGCCGCGTCGCCACCTATGGCCCGGCGCCCGTCGTGCGCCGCGAGATCCCAAAGTCGGTCATTCAGGCTCGCCTCATCGCCGCCGGGAAGATGGACGTGGTTTTCGCCGCCCTGATCTCAAGCCCGGCCGACTTCGCCAAGTGGTTCGCGCCAGACTGGCCCAACGTCTTCGTCGATGACGAGCGGATGATCGATGTCCTGACCGCTGTTGGCGCGGACGTCTCGGCCATCACCGCGGCCTGACCGAGCTAGCCTATCCCTGACCGACACCGGGCCCTCATGGGCCCTTTTTCATGCCTGGAGACCAGCACATGGCCACCGTTCACGTTGCAATCGGCTATTCGAAGGGGAGGGGCGTCGGAGGCGCTCAGCTTCCCGTCAAGAGCTCCATCATCTCGCGCTCGATTGAGGTCACGTCGACGGCATCCAGCGCCGACGTCGGCCTCACCGCGACGCAGGACGAAATCAACTCCGGCGCCCTGTGGTTCATCACCGTCACCGGTGGCGACATCTATGTGGCCGCCGGCGAGGATCCGACCGCAGCCGCGACCTCGGCTCACCGCGTTCTCAGCGAAAGCTCGATCGAACTGGCGATCAACACGGCCGGCGAAACGCTCGCGATCAAGGACGCCGCCTGATGGCCGGCCTCGCTCTTCGCCTGGGCTTGTCTCTTGCCACCCTCTCTAAGGGTGGGGGGGTTCCTGCTGGCTACACCGTCTCCACGATCAGCGGCGTTCCGGTCACCTATCTGGGCGCGCGCGTCTTCGACAACAGCCCCACTGAACCCCTGTCTCTGAGGACCGCAGCATGAGCGAGCTTCTTCCGATCCTTGACGCCCGATATGTCCGTCAGGGTGATCTCAACATCTATAACTGGCATCCACGCAACACGGGCAACATCACCAAGGACATCGCTGATGTGAAGGCGGGGACGCGCCGCGCGGCCTGGGCCAAAATCGGTGACAGTACGGTCTGCTATGCGCTGGCGGCAGGGTCAGCCCCTGCGCAGTACGCCAATGGACTTCAAGACTCATGGCCCATCCAGCTTGCAGTGGCGCTCGAAGCGCAGGGCATTCCCGTAAACCTCAACGCCTTCTTGACGAATGGGAACCTCGGATCAACCGCGAACTACACGGCCTACAATCCCAAGGTCACGTTTGAAAATGCTACTTGGACCACACCAAATGGTTGGTTCTTCAGCAGCCCGTCTCCCGCCACTGACGAGATCCGCTACCAACCATCTGAGGCCGTCGACACGCTTGAGCTTTACTATGCTCGCGTAAGTACCGGCGGTGAAGCGGCGGTGAAGATTGGCGGCGTGGCTATGACGGGCTCCCCGGTAGCCACGGCGGGAACGCCCAGCAAGACCGCCAAGGCAACACTGACGTTCACGCTTGGGACAGGACTTCTTACCGCCGCTCGCAACGGCGTGGGCGGGGACCTGTCGGTTCAAGGGATGTGCGCCTACAACAGCGCCGTCAAGCAGATCGACCTGTATAATGTAGGTGTGTCGGGTCAAAAGGCTTCGCAGTGGAACTCCACGTCGGCCTGGACGGCGAAAAATCTCCTCGACGCGATCGATAATCTTTCCGTGTTGGGGATCTGCCTTGGCATCAATGACGCTATCGCCGGGGATATCGCTACTTTCTCGACTAACATTGGCGGCCTGATCGATTACGGCCAAGCGCGTGGCGCGAACGTCATCCTCTACACGATGAACCCGTTCAGCACGACTGACCCAGACGCCGATACACGCGCCGAACAGCAAGCTTATGTGGATGTGATCTTCGCGCTCATGGCGTCAAAGAACGTCCCCCTAGTCGATTTCTGGGGCGAGTTCGGCACGTTCGCCGAAGCTTCGACAGGTCAGTCGCTATTTGTGTCCGGGGAGCTGATCCACCCGTCTGTCGTGGGCAACGCCGTCAAGGCCGCTCTTGCCGTTGCCCCCATCGGCATCCGCCCGAGCATCATCCCAGCGGCCACTGCCTAGACCCCCACGCCCGTACATAGTCTGAGGGTGACCTAACCGGCCAGACGAGGCGTTACGAGCGCCCCGCCTGGCCTTCCAGCCGATGGACGACCGGAGCCTGAT